TGGCGAAGTCGATGTCAGTGATGGTGGTCGTGCCCGTCACATGGAAGTAGCCGCCCTCGCCCAGGGAGAGGGTGGCAGCAGAGGCGACGGCGCTGCCCTTCTCCCACAGCGCGGCGACCGCGTCGGCTGTGACGGTCTTGGCAGTGTCGGTGCCAGTGAGCAGCTCGGTCGTCGAGGCGGCGGTGATCGTGCCACCGACGAGAGGAGTGCCATCGGCGCGGGTGTACCACAGGCAGATGACATTGTCGCTGCTGTCCTGGACGAAGCACGCCCGGTCGCCAGCGGCGGTGACGATGTTCGCCCCACTGGGCAGCTTGAGGGTCGTCGCGTTGTGGGTCAGCGTGAGGATGCCATCGAAGACCACCGTCACGGCTCGACCGTTGACCGCCGTGGCGAAGTCGATGTCAGTGATCGTGGTCGTCCCGGTGACATGGAGATAGCCACCCTCGTCGATGACCAGGGTGCCTGCCGACGCGGTGTCGGTGCCCTTGCCCCAGAGCGCATAGAGGTTGAGAGGCGTCGCCGCCTTGGTGTTGTCGGCGGCGGTGAGCAGCTCGGTCGTCGAGGCTGCAGAGAAGGCCGCGTTGACCACTGCAGTGCCGTCCGCGCGGGTGTACCAGACGCAGTGGACCTCGTCCGCGTTGTACTGAACGAAGCCTGCGATGTCGCCAGCCGCCGTGGTGATGTCGGCTCCACCCGGCAGAACCAGGTTGGCAGAGTTGGTCAGCGTGAGCGCCCCGGCGAACTCGAGCACGCACTCGCGACCATCGAGCGAGGCAGAGGCGAAGTCGATGTCCGTGATCGTCGTGGTGCCAGTGACCCGGAAGTAGCGTCCCGATCCGACTGAGAGAGTGCCAGCGGAGGCGATGCTCGACCCCTTCTTCCACATGTTGGAGAGAACGGAGGGTGAGATGGAGCGGGTGGCATTGGTCCCAGCGTAGAGTTGGGCGGCGGTGGCGAAGGCCACAGCGTTCTGGCTCAGGCGCTTGAAGACGATGGCGGTCGTGCCGACGATGACGGGGTTGTTGGTCGTCATCATGTAGAGCTGGTCGCCGTTCGCGGTGCCATCGGTCACTGCGACCAGGGTGCCCGCGAGAACCTCGATGTCTTCGTCGAAGTCGGTGGCCCGGTAGGGGCTGGCGTCCACCACGTAGACACCATTCTCCGATGCAGTGGTCTGCTTCCAGACCATGACGCGGTCGCCGTCTGCCAGGACCACACCGTCGATCGTGTCGCCGCTGTTGAGGGCCGTGGCAATCGTGATGTTGGCAGTCGTCGCGACACGGCAGGCGTCGATAGAGGTGTCAGGGAGCGTGGCACTCACACTCTCAAAGATCTTGACGACAGCGTCTGCGCTGACATACATGGCGACTGTGGTGTTCGCCGGGCAGAGCACGAAGGTGGACGAGGTATAGTCGCGAACATAGATGAGAACATCGGTCTCGTTCTTGACGAGCACCATGCCACGCTGCACAGCCGGAAACTTGAGGGTCGGAGCACCATCGCTGGTCGTCCCGGTCATCGTGAAGACGAAGGCCCCCTGGCACTGGGCAGTCGAGACCGACTTGAGGGCGTCCGCGCCCGACCAGGCAAACTCGAGCTCGGCGGTGAGGGCCGCGTCTAGAGCGTCGTCCGAGGCTGCGATGAGGACTTCCTTGCCGTCGTCGCCGACGACGACATTCGTCCTTCCGAGGTTGTTGGTGCCCATCTAGGTGTCCTTGATCACGATAGTCATGCGACGTCCGGGACCATAGCCAGTTTCGTTTCCGACAGTGGTCTTCTGCTGGATCATTACATCAATCGACCTGAAGGCGACAAACTCGTCGTAGCCCAGGTCTGGGATCTGCACGTTCGCGGTGGCGTTCGCTGCGATCTCATATCCAGCCTCGTGCTGGGAGAAGGTCGACCCCGAGGAGTACAGGTTGTCAGGAGCCTCGTACTCATAGATCTGGTTCGCCCTCAAAGCCGACGCGGTGAGAGTGGTCGTGGTCGCACCAGTGACCTCGATGGTGTAGCTGTCGGCGTCGACGCCAGTGTCGGAGCCGTGCCACCGCCCTGAGCTGAAGGTCCAGGTGTCATAGTGCGGCCAGCGATAGACCGTGACGAGATAGTCGTTGGTCTCATTGACCGTGAGATCTGCATTGGCCTGCCCAGGGACCATGGGGCGCATGAGGCGACCACGGCGGTCCCAGCTGAGCACGATGTCGCCCGTCGCGTCGGCAATTGAACGCTCTGCGGTCACGGCAGTCGGCGCGACGGGGAGTGCCCCGTAGCCCCTGAGCGTCGTCGTCTTGCTGAGCCCGTCCGCCAGCTCGAGGCCGAAGCCCACGGCGCGGAAGGTGCGGCTCTGGTCGATGTCCGTCAGCTTGGCGCCGACCGCGTCGACGAGCTCGGTGTTCACCAGGACGACATAGTCGCCCTTGATGTGGGTGTCCATGTTGAAGTCGGTGCCCCGGAGGCCCCTGAGCAGACCGCCCAGGGTGAACGTGCCATCGCCGTTGTCCGTCGCCGTCTGGAAGGCAATCAGCTCCCAGCGCCCGTTGTCGCCCCAGAAGGCGAGGTTCGCCCCGGCCAGGACCTCGGCCTTGGTGGCGCTCTCGAGCAGGTCGATGTCGCCCTCCTTGGGCACGCAGACGATCTCCGCGTCGTCGTTCCAGCTCATCCAGGTGCCTTCATCAAAGTCCGGGACGGTCTTCGCGACGAGCACGAGACCAGTGTCGACGTTCGTGACAATCTGGTCGTAGTTGGTGCCGTCCGCCGTGACGAAGCCGTTTCCGCCAGCCCAGGTCTGCTCGTAGCTGATCGGCCCCACATAGACATAATAGGGCCAGTTGCTGGTCGCAGAGCCATCGAGCTCGGGGAGCAGGAGCGGCACATCGAAGATGAAGATGTCAGAGATAGACGGCCCCTTGGGCGCGTCATCTCCCTGACCACCAGTGTCGGCCACGATCGTCAGGCTCTCGTCCGAAATCGAGTTGGTGGCCTGGATGTTGAGACTGAAGTCCGTGTTGTAGGTGACCTGAGCCACCTTGATGTTGAACAGCTTGGACTGAGAAGTGAGGGTGCCAAAGTCACCCGGCTCGACTGCCACGAACTCCTGGCTGACGCGGAAAGAGTAGGACACTCGGCTGTTCCACGCCTGCCAGAGAATGCGGGTGCAGATCTCCTTGGCCTCGCTGGCAAGCATGATGATCGGCAACTCGAGGCTCATCTGCTCGTCCGAGCCATTGGTGGTGATGAATTGCGAGCGGTGGGCGCTCTGCATGTTCCACTGGTAGCCAAGAGACTTGTCGATATAGCGGAGAGAGACCTCCTGAGGAACAGCCAGCTCCTCCTCGCGACGGATCTGGAGGGTCGGGTTCTCACTGTTGATCTGGTTCGGGTCCTGCATGAGCAGGTCGTCATCGACAACCGCGAAGGTCGACGCCCCAGAGCCCAGGGAGCGGCGGGTGAACTTGATGACGCCCGCGCTCTCGAACATCTCAATGCGATAGGCGACGCAGATGGCCTGCATGACCGCCTTGTAGCTCGTGAGCTTGCTGATGATCGCGCCGTCGATGGTGTCATCGATCGCCGGGTCGATATAGATCTCACTCTCCTGGAAACCAGCGTAGAGAGACATGCCGAGGATGAAGTCGGACAGCGGCATGCGGCTGTCGCTGATCCGGTTGTAGAGCAGCGTGGACTGGGCGTAGTCCACCGAGCTGGACGTCGAACCGGGCGAGCCAGAGGAGGCGGAAGTGGCCAAGCCAGCAATGGAGGAGTTGCGACCGTCGCTGTACTTGTCGGAGGCGATGTAGCTGCCACTGGCCTCGGACCAGTCAGTGACATAGCCAGTCACGAGGTTCATCTCATGGACGGTGCCATTCGCAGTCCAGGCATAGTTGCCTCCCTCCAGGTTGTGGAGATGCATGCTGTAGACAGGACCGACTGAGGTGTAGTCGCTGATGGCAACGTCCCACACCTGAGCCCACGTCTCAATGTCGACCTTCTCCGCGTGCCCGTTCGTCTTGAACAGGATGAGAGAGTTGTCCGCCGCGTAGTAGAGCATGGCGTGGATGTTGGCGTTCGCCGTGTACTTGAGCACAGGCTCGTCCACACCAGAAGAGGTCGCAGATGTGCCTGCGCCCACGCGGCGGGCTGCCGCCCGTACAACCATGCGCCAGACCTGCGGGCTGCCGTTCTTCACAAGGAAGAAGTCGCTCTCGTATGGACGGAGCTCACCTTCGATCATGCAGCGGGCCTTGCCCCAGTTGGCCGACCACCAGACCATGTCCAGATGGTTCATGACGTCGTCCAGCTTCAAGAGAACCAGGTCGTTGTAGGTTGTCGAGATCATGAAGAAGCTGGTTGGTGACAAGGAGGAGTATGCCCTGAAGCACATGGCATTTTCCCACTGCGGGATCATGCCATTGAGGGGGCCGAAGGTCAGGCTCGTCATGGACGGCCACTTGGGGTCCTGGGCCGTCGCATTGAAGATGTGGCACCCCAGCCAGTAGCGAGCGATGCCCGAGCTGGGATCGATGAGCATGAACGGCTCGCCTGTGTTGAGCTTGTCCGGCTTGCCCCAGAGCAGGTTGAGCCAGGGGCAGTAGCCGAGCGAATTGAAGTTGGCGCTGATGCCCTTCTCATGCTTGAGAGCTGGTGGAGCGGTGCCCAGGGGGTCGTTGTTGGTGTCCCAGCCGACACCGTCGTCGTTGGCAGTCGTCGATCCGAGGTAGCTCGCTCCAGCGAGGTTGTAAGATCGGATGACAGAGTCATGGCTATTGACATCTTCGCTGCGAACACCATAGTAGGTGCCGCGCGTGAAGTCGGCGAAGCCCGCGTCGACGGCCTGGAGGCCCTCGACTGCCGGAGTGTCAATATTCTGGATGATGTACTGCAGCGCGGTCGTGTCACCGATCTCGATGCCAATCGAGGGGATGTAGTTGTTGAAGTCCTCGATGGGCATGTCGCGGAACACACAGTACATGACGTCGCGATAGGCCGGGGTGACATCCGCGCCCTCGTACGAGACGATGGTCGGATCCTGCACCTGGGTGGCCTCGCCCTTGTAGAAGGTATAGTCGAGACCAGTCCACTTGGCGGCGGCGTAGCCACGGCGATCCATGATGAGCGCGTTCTGCGCCCACATGCGGATGACATCGCGACTGTCGCTGTCAGTGTTGCCGGGGATGCCGAAGGCGACGGCAAACGTCGCGAAATACTTGTACTCGGTCGACTTGGTCGTCGGTCCGCCCTTGCCGCCCTTCTTGTTCTTCTGGATGCTCTCGCGGAGAGGCCGCGCCCAGATGATGTTGCCGTTCAGGCGACGCACACCGAACGTGATCGGGATGGGTAGACCGTAGAGCGAGAAGGGGACGTTGAGATCCTTGAGACGAGGGCCGAACGTCTTCACATCGCCGTCGACATTGTCCGTGATCTTGTAGCCCGACAGATAGCGATCATCTGGCGGCTCGAAGATCTCAATCGTGGGCGGGATGTCGACAAACCCGCTGCCAGTCCAAAACATCGTCATGTGAAGGCCCTGAACTTGAACGTCGTCAACGCCCTCTGGCGGTGATCCTGGTTGATGTATTCCTCAACGACCCGTCGATGGGCAAGCGAGCTGTGCAGCAGGCTCCGCTGACCATTCATGCTCGTCACCATGCCCACGTGCTGGGGGAAGGTGTGGTCTCGGAGCACGAGGACGTCCCCGTCCTTCATGGCGTCGATGCCCCCTGGGCCGAGCCGAACCTCCTGGGCCCAGAGGCGGGAGATCTCTATCAGCTCGCGGCTGGTGGCGCGGCGAGGGTAGTTGTACTGGTCTGGGTAGTCGCACAACCCAAGCTCGAAGGCGGGCACCAGCATGAGGCCAAGGCAGTCGATCCCCTGCCGAGTGCGACCCTGATGACGCCACTTGGTCCCGATGTAGGACCTGGCCTTCTCGATCAGTTGCGCGCGGAGCTCTTCTTCAGATGAAGGAGTCACTGAGGCCATCCGGGCCGGGGACGAAGGGATAGCCGCGATAGTTGGCTATGTTTGAGAACTTGGTCTGGCAGGTGCCCCTCGTCTTGTCGCAGCCAGCGACGATGTCGAAGGTGTCGCCGACCTCGATGTCGTCGGGCATCTCAAGCGCCAGGACGAGCTGGTCGTGGCCCGACACATACGCCTGAGACAGGATCTCGATGCTCTGGTTGAGGTTGTTGCCGCTCGTCCACGTGAGCACACCGAATGAGAAGTAGGCATCGGCGGGATCGCCGGACAGGTCGACTGAGATCTTGGTGCGGGTCGAGACTGCGGCCACCGTCCCGGTCATCAGGGTCGGAGTCAGATCGACAGTGCAGCGAGCATCTCCAAGATCCGCGGTGCACTCCGGCGTGTAGAACTGGCCGATGCGCATGTCGCCGCGATTGAGGATGCCACGGACCTCGAAGCTGCCAGTCCCCTTGTTGGTCGCCTCGATGATGGAGATTTGACCGATGAGGATGATGATCTCACCCAGGGATGGGTTGGACCAGTCAACCCAGGAGACCTTGAAGGTGGCCCCGTCGTAGCGGCCACGGATGAAGTCGACTGAGCTGACGCCAGCCTCGGCGTCAAGGATGACCTTGGCATTGGTGGACGTCACACCACCCTGGATGGCAGTTGAGACATTGGTGATGCTGATGGAGGAGTTGGCGCTGTAGACATTGCCATCGAACGTGACGTCTCCGTCAAAGTCCGTGAAGCGGAGCACCTGCCCGCTCGTGCGCGTGATCGTGAACAGGCGGCAGAGAGTGGTCGTGCCTGTCGCGATCGCAGCCTGGAGACTTCCACCAAGCGTCCTCACTCGCGAACCTCCATGATCTCAAGGCTGGGGATCTCACCTGCCTCGAAGGTCTGCATCACGACCTTGAACTGGTCGGTCATGAACTGGACCGGGATGTCGAACTCTCCAGTCCACGAGATCACATGCCCGCTGGTGGGCGGCGTGACGAAGCGGACGACACCCCCGGTCTGGAGGCTCCACAGCGACGGGTTGACCAGAGAGCCATTGTCGTACACATTCATCGTGGCCTCGACCGGACGGGTGATCGGGCGCGTGAAGGGGAGGATGTCGTCATCATAGATGACAGAGCAGTTGAAGTCTGTCTCCACCCCATCCCCGGTGCCGATGCTCACGGCCTCGGAGACAATGTAGTCGGACCAGTCGCGGAACAGGAAGCCACGAGCACGGCCACGGCGGGCATAGAAGAAGGCGCGCACCAGGCCGAGGTCGCTGGTGTTCTGGATGCCATAGCTGATGTTGCCCTTGAAGAGTGGGTACTGCCAATTCTGGTTGGTGATCGCTCCTCCACCATCCGTGCGGTTGACAATCGTGCTGAAGAGGGGGCCACCCTCTGCACCACGCTCCACATCGACGGGGAGCCTGACCGCGTCAATGATCATCGATTGATCCTCCGCTTCGCACGTTCAACCGCCGCGTACATCATGCTGTCGACCGTGGCGGCATTCTGCCGGAACGACGTCATATCCTGCGCCTTCAGCTCGACATTCACATTGATGTCGCCGCTCGCACCTGCCCCCTGGGCATTCTTCGTTGCGACCAGATCGGGCTGCCAAGTGGACGGACCCTGGCCCTTGTAGCCCTGGTCGAACTGGGTCAGTGTCTGATAGTCACGGGACCCAGAACCGCTGCGCTGCTGGGCAGTCAGCACATTCTCAAGATCATTCTTGCTGACCCAGTCGGCCTTGAGACTGTCCATGAAGATGCCCTGCAGGCGCTGCAGATAGCTCAGGGAGTTGAGGCCGACACCAAGATCCATCTGAGGACCGCCGCCCAACATCTGACTGACCTGGTTGCCAGTCTGGATCTGCGCGATGCGCTGACCGAACGGGTCGAAGGCATTGAACGACTGGATCGCAGCCGTGAATGCCTTGAGATTGCCGTAGGACGAGACATAGGAAGTCTGCGCGTCCGGCAGTGTCTGATCCTGGCCAGTGGCGTCTGCAGCCTTCTGAAGATTGCGGGTGATCGTCTCCAACGGCGTCCACCACTGGAGCCTGTCCATGACGCCATTGGCCCCGCTGCCCATACCACGGGTGATGGTGAGATACTCGTTGGCAGAAGTGCCCCACTGGCCCGTTCCCTGCTGCCACCCGAAGGCAGTCCCACGATTGAGCACGTGGCGGGGATCGTCCCTGGTGAGAACCTCCTCGCCCTTCTGGAGGATGGCTGAGATCTCGTCCGGCCCCATGGGAGTGCCGACGATGCCGCCAGTGTGATAGCGGATGGGGGCCTGCGAGTTGACCAGCCCGCCGTTGTGCTGGACCTGGCTTCCGCCGCTGCCAGAGGCGCTCTTGGCGGCTGCGAGTGCCGCCGCCGCTGCCGCTGCCTCCCGGTATGCTGCAGCCAGGTTGCGAGCCGCCGTCGCCGCGTTGTTCATCGCGGTCACCTGACTGTTCAGGCCGCTGATGCTGCCTGCCACGCTCTCCTTAAGAGAGGTAGCCGCCGTGCTGGCATCCTTCAGGCCCCCGGCTGCCTTCGCGGTGCTGGTGCCCAGGGAGGTCATGGCCGTGGTGGCAGGGGAGACGGCCTTCTGATCGAGAGTGCTGACGCTGCCCTTGAGGTTGTCCGTGTGCTGGGCCGATGCCTTCGACTGCTCTGCATAGTACGCCTCGGAGGCCGTGATTGCGTTGATGCCGTCCGCGCTCATGCGGATGGCCTGACCCAGGCCGCTCTGGGCCTCCTTGGTACCACTGAGAGTGGTGCCAAGGCCAGTGAGATTGGTCACGTAGGTGGTGATGCCGCCCGCGATCTTGGTGTAGGCGATGTCCTCCTCGAGGAGATAGCTGGCCTTCTCCTTGATGGCCGCGCCCGCGTTCCGAGAGGCATTGGCGAGGTTGCCATAGGCCCCACTGGTGGCCGCTGCCTGGGAGGCTGCAGACGCGCTTGCACTGGTCGCCTGGCTGGTCCCATTGGCGTAGTCTGCCATGCGCTGCTGAGCATCACGCGCCGCCTGGGCGAGGTTGAGGACGCCGTCGGTCTGCGCCCGGATGTGGTCGAGCGCCTCCGGGGCGATTAGCCCCAGAGAGCCCATGACCTCGGCGAGGGCACGGTAGGGAGCAATCACCAGGGCGACCAGGACGCGGCCCATGTAGGCCAGGCCCTCTGCGAGGGCGTTGACGATCTGGCCCAGGGAGACGCCGTTCTGCCCGACATCGACGAGCTTCTGGCCAAGGGTGGTGAACGGGAGCAAGAGCGTCCCCAGCACCTGCAGGAGCGTGTTGAAGACACCGAGAACCGCCTGGAGGCTGTCTCCAAGGGTCCCCATGATGGGGACCAGGCCCTGCTGGATGCCGCCGAACAGCTCATCCACGACAGACTTGAAGGTGACTGTGCCATCAGAGCTGAGCTTGATGCTGTCCCCATAGGCGTACATGAGAGGCAGCAGGACAGTCAGAGCCATTGCAATGGCGGTGAACGGGTTGGAGAGAGCGAACGCCCGAGCCTCGGTCGCAGCCAGCATGAATGCCTGACCAACAATCTTGAGACCAAGCTGAAGTCGAGTCATTGTGACCGACATGCCGACGCCAGCCACCTGGACCTGGTTGAGGCCGATGACCACATTCTTCAACTGAGAGAGCCAGGCAACCAGCTCTGCAGCCTTGAACACCGCGAAGGCGGCTGCCAGGCTGCCAGCGGCACCCATCAGGACAGCCATGTTCTTGGCCACAAGGTCGATGGCGTGGGCGAGACCAGTGGACAGGCCGGTCACCTTGTTGAACTCGCCAATCACCTTGGTGAACGCGCTGTCTACATTGGTGAGAGCCTGGACGATGGTCATGTCCATCTTGGAGAAGGTCTGGTCGATGCTGTCACCAGCGCCAAGGATTGACTCCTGGACAATCTGAGCGGTGATCTTGCCATCCGCGCCAAGCTGCCTCAGCTCGCCACGGGCCACTCCCATGTGCTTTGCAATCAGGTCCGCGACATAGGGCAGCTGCTCGAGGACGGAGCGGAGCTCGTCGCCGTTCAGTGTGCCCTTGGCGAGACCCTGGGACAGCTGGATCATGGCGTTGTTGGCCTCGATGGAGGAAGCACCAGAGATGATGATCGACTTGTTGAGCAGGTCGGTCACCCGGAGATTGGTCTCTTGGGTGTTGCCAAGCTGCTGGCCAGCGAGTGCGACGCGCTGATAGAGCTTGGCAGTGTCGCTGTAGGCCGTGCGGGTGTTCTGTGCGATGTCGTACAGCTTGTTCGTGACATTCGTCAGCTCCTCGGTGCCAGAGGTCACGACCTTCAGCTTATTCTCAAGGTTCGTGAACTCGTTGCTGTACTTGACGAAGCCAGCGAGCACACCAGCAGATCCAAGAGCACCGAGGGCCTTGCCCAGGAGCGAGGCTCGGCCCTCGGTGCGAGCAGCAGCGTCACCGATGCTGCTTATCTCGGAGACAACAGCCTTGACACCTTCGATCGTCGCAACGATGACGAGCTTGTTGATGTTGGACATCAGAGCACCTTCACATTCTCAATGGCCATGCGACCAGCTGTGATTGCACTGTCCACGGCATCCTGGAAGCCAGGGATGTACTCCTGATAGTCGACGTTGTTTGAGATGAAGACCTCGTTGCCGGGCTTCTTCGTGGCGATACGGGCCAGGCCTGCGCTGAGGGCGGCGTTGCGATTGGCCTCTGCCGTGTTCCCCAGCTTGCCAGGGGAGTAGGGCTCGATGACCGCGCGGGTGGGCTGGCCGATGCCGACGCGCCAGTTGGAGACTGCCTTGCCAGTGTCGACGCGGGTGGCCTGGACCACGTGCCGGAGGATGGCCTCGGCACCGATCGTGTGCATCTTATTGGCCCCCTCTTCCACGAGGCGGATGCTTCGCTGGAGGTCCTTGCGGAGGATGTCGGCCCTGATCTTCACCCTTCTTGCTCCCGGTCTTGACCTGGTGAGCCAGAAACTTCTGGTCCAGGGCACTGATGTGATGGTGGAGATCTAGCCTGATCTCTGGGGTCAAGCCAAGTCGATCTGCATACTCCTCAATGGACAGCCAGGAGATGGGGGCAGTGCCGTGATTGCGGGTGCTCGAGAGCGCGATGAACGCCTCGTAGAAGAAGGTCAGGCCAGCCCTGAGGACGGGCGGGAAGCGATCGTCAGGGATCGGCTTCCCGGCCCGCCGCAGGTTGGCGATGATGGGCTTGTTTCGCTCTCCTACCTCCAGGTGGAAGGTGAGGAGCTCGATTAGTTTCCCGCGTCGTCCTGAAGGTCCTCGGCGCGGTACTGGGCCGCGTTGGAGGCCAGGCCCTGCAGCTCGATGAAGAGCTCGGGAAGGGCCGTGAGGGTGCGGATGACGTTGTCCTTGTTGAAGGGGATGACGCCGCCGTCCTCGGTCTCGATGCCCTGCTTCCACTGCTCGCCGACCTTGATCTCCCAGTTGAGGATGACGGTCTCGGCGTAGACCTCGCGCAGGACGCGCAGCTCCTCCTTGGGGTCCATCGACCCCTGGGCGATCTGGCGGCGATAGGGCTGGGTCTTCTTGGCCATTGCTGAGACGAAGTCGGGATTGCCCGACCCGGCGCGGGCCATCGTCACACGGTTGCCGTACAGCTCGAACGTGACGCCTTCGGTCTCCAGCTTCTCGCTGGTCTTGTATGCCTTGTATAGCGACATTGACTTGCTCCTGAAAATGTCAAGGCCCCAGGGATAGCCCCAGGGCCTCGAGGAGACAAGTCAGCTATGCCGATCAGCCGGCAAGGCTGGGGAGGTATTCGAAGAAGCACAGCATCAAGGTGTAGTCATAGGCCGTGGCCACAGAGCTCGCCTCGGATGCCTGGAACTTGAGCGGGACCATGACGGAGTTGTCCTGAGACACATCCGGGCGACCGTCGCCGAGGGTGCCGAGAGGCATGTCGATCACAAGCCCCTGGTTCGACTTGACGATGGCCACGTCGATGGTGACCGACGAGTTGTTCTTCACGGCATCGAGAGCCTCGATGTCGCTGAGATAGGCGGTCACATCGGCGCTGATCTCGAAGGTGCCCAGGGTGAGGCCGAAGCCGCCCAGGGTGCCGATGGCCTTGTTGACCGAGATGTTGTTGTTGATGTTGAGGGTGATCTCGCTCGCGTACACGAAGAGATCGGTGGGGGCCTCGTCGCTGGTGCTCGTCAGGGACAGACGGATGCGGGAGAAGTCCGAGCTGGTGTTGATGCCGTCCAGCGTGCTGAGCGTGGCGCGGGTGCCGGACTTGACGCCCGTGGTCGCGTCGCGCAGCTCGCTGTCGAGACCCATGGCCGACCAGTTGACCGTGGCCTTGTCGGCCTGCTGGATCTTGACCTCGACCTCGTTGATCATCGCGCCGACCACATACTCCGACTGGATCTGGGACAGCGAGCTGTCATCCGGGGCACCAAGGGTGCGCTCGAACTGATAGGTCTTCTTGACAATCGACGCGGCCTGCTCGTTGCGGATCGCCGAGCCGAAGAAGATCTGCACGGTCTTGCCAGTGCCGGTGTCCGTGACCATGTTGGCGTCCGACTTGTCAAGAACCACGGCGTGGGCGGCGACCGAGCGGACCCGCTTGAAGCCGTTGTTGGCGGCGGTGGCGAACTTCAGGCCAGCGCTGTCTCCACCGATGAAGACCCACTCGCCGGGCACGATGCCAAGCGTGGTGAAGTCCAGGAGCGTGGAGCCGAGCGTGGCGTAGTCGCCAGTGGAAGTGATCGTGAGGTCACCGGAGGCACCCTGGTGGCCGACCACGACGATCTTGGCGCCGGAGGGCGGGCTGGCCTCTGCGACCAGCTGACCCGTGGCGACCTCGACTGAGGTGTTGGTCGTGACGACCGTGACCACGTTCAGGGCGTTGTTGGCGGAGTTGGTGAAGCCGATGCCCTTGATCAGTGAGTCAACCAGGAAGCCCGTGGTCGAGGCGACCTCGTACTCGTCCGGGTTGGCTCCGTCGATGTCGACGGCGGTGACCGCCTCGCTGCCCTTCGCATGGGGATTGGCGCACATCGCGCCCTGCCACAGCATGAAGAGGCCATCGCGGTCGAAGGTGAGATCGGTCTCGAAGTCCGCCATGGACTCAAGGTCGACGATCACGCCCTTCTTGCGCTGGCGGCTGGCGTTGATGGGATTGCGTGCGACGAGCGTGTTCTGCCCGCCGAAGTCGCCGTAGCTGTTGGGTTCCAGCTGATACCAAGTCGGGCTGGAGACCGTCTTGAGGGCGCTCTCAAGGGCAACCGAGAGACCCGTGCTGTTGCTGTCGATGTTCGGCACCTGGGCCATGTTCTGTCCTCACTTGCTTTCGTCGTATGTGAACTCGATCACCACGTCAGTTCGCGTCCAGACACCGTCCTGCCCCCTCTCCTGAGGAGTGGCATTCCTGAACCAGACGCCTCCAGGAGAGCTCTGCCCCTCGAAGGCGTCCAAGACAATCTGTGCGATCTCGTCGGCGACTGACATTCCTGATCCTCGCCTGGTATAGATCTCGCAACGGATCGTGCCACGGCGGGTGAACCTGGCTCGAGGCTTGCCCAGGGAGGTCTGGCCGCCGAACAGATGGTTCACGCGGACGCGCATGTACTCGTCGTTCGAGGACTCAGGGGGTGCCCCTGGGCTGTCATCCCAGACGAGCGGCATGGAGCTGTAGGACGACGCGTCGATCGCGTCCTTCACCAGCGTGAGCATCTCGTCTCGGGCCTGGGCAATGGTGAGGCTCATGTCATCAACTTCCTCTGGGTTGCCTTGTAGGCCACGAAGATCTCCTCCGGTCCCGGCTCGAGGATGTTGAGAGCTATGATGCCATAGCGGTTGCTGCCATCGATGAGCTCGTTGAAGGAGCGCAGGTCCTTGCTGGGCGCGGCTGCCGTGGCCACCAGGACCAGCTTCTGCTCGCCCTTCTCGGCCTCGTCGAACTCGATGTTGAGGCCCAGGTAGCGGGAGCTGATGGTGTCGAGGAAGACGGCGTCGACGGTGGCCGTGTCGTCGGGTGTGTTGCGCGGATCGCTGTTGACCCGCCAGGGCTTGCTGCTGTCCGTGATCGCTGTGTCGAGCTTCACAAGCGTGACTGAGCGACCGAACTCCGTGAAGAGCTCGGCTGCCAGATCCTGGAACTCGACGTAGTCAAAGGCGGTCATCGGATGGCCATTCCACTGGGGCTGCAGTACTGGAGAATGAGACGATCAGCACCCGGCACGGGCTTGATCTGGCTCACATCCCGGTTGAAGGCATAGCGGATGTCCTTCTCAATCGGTCCGACCTTCTTGCGCTCGACCACGATGCGGCCCTTGGGGTCGCGGTCTGGCTCGTTCCACAAGTCGGCTGAGAGAGCTCGGACGGCGTACTCGCACACCGCGTCGAGGAAGGGGCGAGGCATGCCATCGATCTCCTCCCCGTCGCGATCGTACAGGTCGTCACGCGGGAAGCTCAGCCCCTGGGTGGTGGTGAGCTTGGTGCCCAGGAACCGTTGGCCGAACCGCGCCTCGATGTAGTCGGTCGAGCGAATGATGGCGGCCTGCTTGGCAGCCGTGAGGGCTGCCGTCCAGGCGGCCACGCCCCCGCGATCCGTGAAGTAGCTGTCAGCGTCAGCCACGGCGATGTAGGCATTGGCATCAGTGATCCCAGTGCCGTCTTCTACAGTGAATGCCATGGCTCATCCTCCTTAGAGAGGCGTCCTGACAGGGCGACGCCGGGTCTGAAGTGTGCGGTCGAGCTGAGACATGGTGTCCTCGTTGGCACCCGCCCGCGCCTCGCGCTGACGCTTCTGTGACTCGAGGTACGCCATGATGTCATGCGTCGGATTGTGGGGCGGCGTGATCCGGTCGAGCCGCGTCTGCAGCGCGTCGGACTTTGCCTGGAGACGCTTGTACTCCTGCTCAGCCGCGACCATGGCGGCCTCCGCCTTGGAGAGATCGGCGTTCACCGCGTCGATCTGCTTCTTGAGATCGGCGGCGAGATCGACCTCGACCTCGGGCTCAGGGGCGGGAGCGTCCGCGACCTGGACGTCCGGGGTGTCCTCCTTGTCCGCGTCCGGGTCGCCGTCCACCTGGGTGTTGGCCCCGGTGAGCAGCTTCTCGCGCGTCAGGAGGGGCTCAGCCTCGGTCGCCTCCTTGCGGGACACGTGCTTGCCCGTGAGCTTCTTGAGGACCTCGAGGCTGGGCAGGCCAGCCTCGGTCCAGTTCTCGTCGACCTTCGGGTCGAGCGAGGCGATTGCTTCCTTCAAGTCCATAGGGTGCTCCTTAGAGATTGTCAACGTCGGTCGCGTTGTCGATGGTCTCCGCCTTGTTGGACTTGAGAAGATCGAAGATCGCTCCCTCAGTGTCCATCTTGGTGAAGGTGAGCGTGCCAGTCCCGTCATCCGGGAACTGCTTCAGCTCGGTCCCGCCACGCCGACCCGTGACGGTGAAGGTGTTGACAGTCGGCGCAGTGCGGATCCAGACCTTCTCGCCAGCGGTGTAGCCAGAGGGAAGAGTGGTGGCGGCGGTGATGACGAAGGGACCATCGCCGGGCACATAGCCATGGGTGGCCTTGGTGAAGACCGAGAGATCGACACCGCCCGTCAGGTAGTCGCCAGTGAGGACGTTGCCCGCGTTCGTGAAGGTCTCGCTCGTCGCGATGAGATTGCCCGCCACGCCGGGGTTGAGGGCAGTGATGGTGACCGTGTCGCCCGCGCCATCGGCGGCGCTCACAGAGGCGTTCGCCGTGGTCCCGGTGTGGTAGTCGGTGCCGTTGCCCGCGCCGTTCGCCAGGACGGCGGCCACCAGGTTGGTGATCGTCGCGGCGGCGGACGCCCCGATCTTCACATCGTTCGCCTGGGCCGTGGTGTTCTTGAAGCGATAGGTCTTGGCCCCGAGGGTCAGGGTGTCACCATCGGTCGGATTGGCGGCGAGAGTGAGGGTGCCAGAGGCGGCGGTGCCACCTGCCAGTGTGACGGTGACGCCAGTGCCAGTGCCGTTGAGCGTGTCCTGAACTCCTGCGAGCCAGTCGAGGATCTTGCCGCGACGGCGGACGCGGCTGAACTTGCCGTGACGAAGATGACGAAGACGTGCGAGGCGGGCCATTGGGCTTCTCCCTTGGTTGATATCCTGCCCTCTCTAGTGCGAGAAGGCTCTCAAGACAACTCGAGGGAGAAGCCCACCGGCCTCACGAGATGATGTGGGTCGAGATCCGACGGAGCTGCAGCTCAGAGAACGGCAGCTTGAAGAGCTCCAGGCGCTGCAGGCTCACATTCTCCCAGAACCAGGCGACCTGATTGATGGAGGCCGACAGAGGCGGGACGATCAGTCGAGACACAGAGCCGCCACCAATGCACGCCTGGATCTGCCCAGGGGTGAAGGTGACTGCGAGGGTGTACATCTGGGCCTCCTCGAGGCCGGGGGTGGAGGTCGCGCCAGTGTTGTTGAAGAACAGCTCCAGGTCGCCGCCTGCCGCAATCGAGGCATAGTTCGCCACGTTGTAGCCTGGGTCGTCGTGGACCTCCAGGACCAGGCTGGCAGTGGGAAGGTCTGTTATGGAGAACTGAGCCACCATGCTGAGATCGGTGCCCAGCTCGGCTGCAAGCGCGGCAGGGAGGACGCCCTGACAGCTGTCCAGACCCTCGGCCCCGAAGGAGCCGACGATCTTCGTGCCCCAGTCCAGATCCTCGATGCAGATGTCATCGAAGTCGGTGTTGGTGCCGTTGACAGTGCACGTGGCAGCGCCTGCCAGAAAGTTCATTGAGATGAAGGGGTCGCCGATCAGGCGCTCGTCGCGATTGCGCTCGCGATTGGCCGCCAGGATGTTGCGTGCTCGGGACATGCTGAAACTCCATTATGAAAAAGGGCCGGGAATGACCCCGGCCCTCGATAGCTCATCTCGTAGCGGAAGCCTATCAGGCCTCGCGGGTGACCAGCTGAGCCAGCTTGATCATCTTGCGCTCCGCGTACACACGCTGCCACGATCCGGCGTGAGCCAGGTTGTTCGAGGTCGCGGCGTTCGACGGACCACCAGAGGCGGCGGTGCCAGCGTACTTGTTGCCGGTCGGATGGATGCACCACTCGACGCGGTTGTGCAGGGTCTCCTGACCACCGCCGTTGCCCGCAGCCGGGACACGGATGGTCTCGGTGGGGACGTCCGGCGAGCCGACGCCGAGCTGGAGGGCGCCACGACCGAACAGCCAGCTGGTGTAGACACCAGAGCTGACGGGCATGCCGTCATCCACGATCACGGTGCGACCGAGGAAGGTCGGGATGTTGACGCGGCCTTCGCTGTCCGGGATGAAGTCGATCAGGTTGTTCTTCTGCATCCGGGAGTAGACCACCGAGTGGACCGCGATGGCGACGATGTCGTCGGCGCTGTCACCCATGGTCGTGCAGGCGTCGATGAACGACTCAGCGTTGAAGTCCGTGACGCCAGCCGAGTAGCTGACACCCGAGACGTCGACGATCATGTCGTTCTGGACGTGCTCCGAGCCCGAGGGCGCGGCGGCGTTGTCGGCGAAGACACCCTTCATCAGGGCGATCACAGCGGCCTGGAGACGGCGAGCCCAGTAGTAGCCAACGCGCTGGGCGATGCTCTCCATGGGATCGGAGCCGGCAAGGGCGGCGGTGAGATCCATGTCCGACCAGGACTGGTTGCGGCTCATGCGGACCGCGATTTCCTTCGCGGCGGAGGTCTTCAGCGGCGTCGAGCTCGTGCCGTCGTCGTCGGACGAGACGTTCTCAGCCGTGTTGGTCAGGTCGAGCCAGCCGGGGACCTGGAAGGTGAGACCGCCGCCAGCGAGCATCGCGTCGATGGCCGGGCTGCGGACCAGGAGGCCAGACGAGATCAGGCGGGACTTCTCCTCGGTGATCTGCTGGACGTAGGGAGTGAACACTTCGGGGACGATGACGTCCGAGATCTTGGTGACGGCCATGTGAGTTACCTCCTTGGGGTGTCATGGCGGGGATTTCGCTTGACAGCCGCCACATGGCAGTCGCTGCTAGTGATCGCGAGATAGCTCTGAGTTGTCTCAGGGGACAACAGAAAGTGGAGAGGGGGTCAGGCCCCCTGCTCCGAGCCGGACATGATCCGCTTCCAGGTGCCCAGGGGCACGGGACCATCGACGATCCAGCACTTCTCCTTGTCGAGGAGAATGACGTAGGCATTCGGCTTGCCCTCGGTCGTGACCCACAGGATGTGGGCCGTGCGCTCCGCCTTGTCCTTGGTGATCGTGAAGGACAGCATGAGATTGCCCTCCTTCAAGATGCCGAGGACCATCTTCGGGACAGCGGTCCCTGAGATCAGCTCGTAGCTGGTCTTCTCCCAGCCAGGCTCCTTCTTCATGAGATCCAGGTCTCCCTGGATCCGGCTGATGTGGGCTGACTTGGATGAGCACTGCTCGTCAGCAAAGGCGAACGGGATCGTGAGGACGAAGAGCATCACGATCGCGATGGCGATGGTCTGAAGGAAGCGAGTCATGAGATCCTCCTACTTCTTCGCGGCGGGCTTCGGCCCACCGATGGTGGTGCCAGCCGCCTTGGCCATCTGCTCGGCCTTCGTGCGGTCGGCCTTGATCGCCGCGCCCTGCTGGGTGAGGTTCCAGTGCTCGGCGGAGAACGGGTTGTTGGGGAAGCGTGCGCCGCCTCCGCCACCCGATCCGCCGCCACCCTGGGTCTGACCCCACCAGTGCGGACGGTTGTTCTTGAGATCACCAAGCCAGACGTCCGGGGCGAGGCCGGGCGTCACACCCACCCCATCCTTGGTCACGACGTTGCCATTGGTGTCGACCTCCAGCACGCGCTCGCCGTAGAGGAGGGCGTCGTCGATCGCGGACGGCAGCATGCCGACCTTGCTCGCCGCCTGGCGGACGGTGTCGTGGATGGTGCGCGTGCGCTCCTTGGTCTCGAAGCCGTTGATGATCCCGTCCTTCTCGGCCAGGGTCGTCTTCAGCTGGTCCCGCTCGCGCTCGACCGGGGCGAGGCGGCTCTTGATGCGCGTCTCGACCAGGGCCTCGATGGCGGCGGGGTCCTTGTCCTTCGTGAGAAGCTCGAGCTCTGCCACGCGGTCGAGCTGGGCCTGGATCTCCTCGGGCTTCTTGCCGAGAGTGGACCATGGCGTCAGCTTGTCACGGGTGGACTTGTGCTCGTTGCGCTCGTTGGTCAGGGCAGTCTGCAGACGATCGACATCGCCCTGCGTCTTGATCCCCTCGACCTGGGTGAGCTCCCACTTCCCGTTGCGCTCTGTGAAGAGCTCCTTGTGGGCTGCCGGGATGTCAGCCTCGGTGTCGTACACGGCCTTGATGGGCATCCATCTTCTCCTATGGCTCCTGAGTCACCGGGACATCCCGGCCTGATCACCCTGCCTCAGGATCTCGCTCCTGGGCAAGCCCGTAGAAGTGATCCTCATCAAGTCTGACTCCCCATGCCCAGAGGCAGAGCGCGATCCATCGGCCCGCGCGGCGGACGTCGCCCTCGTGCATTCCGGGGAAGATCAGGTGCAGCAGCTCGTGGATGATGGTCTCGAGAAGCATGCGACCACGCAGCTTGGGGTCGATCTCCATGAGATGCAGCTTGTGCCCGATGGATGGGCAGATGTGGGCCTGCCCATCGGCCTGCTCTCGGCCCAGGGGTCGAATGCACACCCTGGGCGGGCGGCGGAAGTCAAGACGCGGGGGTCTCGTCCTCGTCATCGACTGGCTCCATGTGCTCCGTCATGAGTGTCCGCACGAGGCTGCTCTTGACGAGCTCGAGGATGCCGAGGAGATAGGTCAGCGACACGCTCTCAGTCGTGTTGAACATGAAGCTGTTCCCCTCTGGCGTCTCCTTCACGAGCACGACCAGGGCACCATTGAAGTTCTGAGCGATCGGCTTGGTGTCGATTATCTCGAGGGTGTCGCTCAGCAGATCGACGATCTCGGATGTGAACTCGACGATCTTGGCCTGCTCAGGGGTGAGGGTCTCCTCGGGCTGCTCGTCTCCAGGCAGTGGGTCGTCAGACACCCGCTGCCCCGCGACCGCTGCCATTCTGATCCCCGGATGGATTGGTTTGTCCGCCATTGTTGTCTCCGCCTGGGTTGAGGATCTTGTCGTCGACAAGGACCTTCTCCTTGCCGATTGCCTCGATCTCCTCCTCGAAGGTCTTGGTGGTCAGCTGACGCTGGGCCATGATCGTGTGGATCGTCTCTTGCGAGATCGGCGCACCAAGGTTCTTCGCGGTCTGGAGCTCGACGATGTTCCGGCTGGTCAGCTGGATGTTGACGAAGTCCAGGTTGGGCTTGACAGACACTTCATCGGGGTTGAGCCCCATCCACTTCGCAATGATCT